TCAGACGAATTGCAGGGTGGCGATGACCGGCGCGTGGTCCGAGGGCTGCTCGTTGCGGCGGGGTTCCTTGTCGATGACGCAGGCGATGCAGCGCTTGACGAGCGGGGCGGACAGCAGCACGTGGTCGATGCGCAGGCCGGCGTTGCGGCGGAAGGCGAATTGGCGGTAGTCCCACCAGCTGAACGACTTTTCCGGCTGCTCGAACAGGCGGAACGAGTCGGTCAGGCCCAGGTCGATCAGCGAGCGCAAGGCCTGGCGTTCGGGTTCGGACACCAGGACCTGGCCTTCCCACTTTTCGGGGTTGTGCACGTCTTCGTCGGCCGGGGCGACGTTGTAGTCGCCCAGCACGGCAAGGCGGGGGAATTGCTTGATCTCGTCGGCCAGCCACTTGCGCATGGCTTCGAACCATTCCAGCTTATAGGCGTACTTGTCGGAACCGACCGACTGGCCGTTCGGGCAGTAGGCGCAGACGACGCGCACGTCGCCTTCGGGGCTGGGGAAGGTCAGGGCCAGCACGCGCTGCTGCGAATCCTCAAAGCCGGGAATGTTGCGCACCATCGTCGTGCCGGGCATGCGCGAGATGATCGCGACGCCGTTGTAGGTCTTCTGGCCGGCCCAGACGGCGTGATAGCCGGCTTCCTTGAACGCCGCCTCGGGGAACTTGTCGTCGGTGAGCTTGAGCTCCTGGATGCACAGCACGTCGACGGGATTGGCGGCGAGCCAGTCCAGGACCTGTTGCAGGCGCACGTTCAGGGAGTTGACGTTCCAGGTGGCTAATTTCATAATTTTTGTAGATCGTTTGTTTATGCGGCTCTCAGGCCATCGGGTTCTGAAATTCTGCCGCTAGCTACAAATCTAGCTACAAAGTCGGCGTGAGGTAGGGCGGCGGGCCATTCCCGGCGGATGGGGAATGATACCGCGCCCCTATGCCGCCTTCTTCTGTTTGCTGCGCTCGATCAGCGCCTGGACGCTCGAGACCGTGATCCGGGTGGCGTCGCCGATCTGGACCTTCTCCAGGTCGCCGCGCTTGATGAGCCGGTAGATCATGGTGCGCGACAGGCCCAGGGCTTCCTCGGCCTCCCTTAGTCGATACAGCAGCTTCGGCGCCGCGGCCGGTGCTTGGTGTTGGGCTGCGTGTGCCATTCAATGCTCCTTCTTCAATTCATCCAGCAGCTTGACCGAATCGGCATAGGCCCGCATGGCGCGCTGCTCGTCGATCTGGTCGGCCCCGAGGGTTTCGGCGCACTCGCGGAGCTGGGCGGCCAGACGGGCCTGCGGAACTCGACGGTTCCATGCGGCGCAGGCCTGTTCCACGGTGCGATGCGCGGGGCCATCGGCGTGGCACGAGTCACAACCCGCATGAACGAACGTGGGAAACTGCCTGATTTTGGCAACCCCATCGCAGAACGGGCAAGGTTTCAGGTCAGCCATACACCGCGCCTCCGTCCTTGTGAGCAGCGATATCGCCGCCGGCATGAACCAGAAGTCCGAACGGGTCGGAGCCAACATCCTGGGCGGTGCGCCTGTCACCGGTCCACGGATTGAACAGCCACGCGGTCTTGCCGTGATGCTCTCGCCATTGGGCGGCATGGCTGGGATAGGGCTTGCTCCAGCCGGTGGCCGGGTCGTACTTCATCAGCTCATTCATTTGCGCCTCCGTCCTTGTGGTCGGGGTGGGCCTGGGCTGGCAACGCCTGCTGCCGTCGCTTCGATCTGGCGTTCTCCACGTCTTCATTCAGGTCACGGAAGGGCACCTTGGCGCGGCTGCGCTGGAGCGTGTAGCCCCGGCGCGCCATGAACCAAAGGAAGATGTCGATCACGTAGCATTGCCCGGTGACCCAATCAACGGAGCGCGCATACTCGTGGCCCTGCACGTTGATGATGTCGTGCATGGCCTTGAAGATGTCCTTCTGGTCGTGGAAGTCGCGCAGGGCGGCCGGCAGATACTGCAGGCTCTTTAGCCACTCGGTGGTCTTATCGTCCATCGCTGCCTCCGTTCTTCTGCGCTGCCGAATGCTGATCTGCGGTGCCCCATTTCGCCTTTGCGGCGTTGAAGCAGTCCGGCGCGCGTCGATTCGGGTGGTTGGGGTCTCTCGATCCGCAGCACAGCCAGTACTTCTGCGCTCCCGGTTGCGCGGACAGTTCTCCGGAATTTCCGGATGACTGAACCGTTAGAGGATTTCGAACAGTTGCCCGTTGCGCTCCCAACTCTCCGGGATTTCCGGACGGTTGCGCGGACAGGGCGGCGCGGTCTCGGCGCTTGCGGAATTCGAATACTGCCGATTGCAGTGCGGTGATCGCTTCGGTAAACGCTTCGTCTGCCTGCGCTGCTGCATCTTCTGCCGCTTGATAGGCGCCCGCCGTCGCAACCTCTTCCGTCAGGTCTAGGAGCGCCTCATTGGCCCGCTGGCTGGAATTCAGGCATGCCACGGCGTACTCCACGTCCCGCGCGAGGTATTCCGCGAATTCCAGCGCATAGTCGGTCGGCGTGCGCCCCGTCGCATCCGGCTCGCCGCGCACCGCCTCGCTGGCCTGGGGCGCGGCATACAGCGGAATCGGCCTGTACCCCTTTGCGGCAAGCGCCGGCTCGCGCTTATTCATCGTCACCGTGGCCAGCTCGGGCTTTTTACGACATTGATGCAGCCACGCCACCGGCTGCGCCTCCCCGGCTACAGGGGCGCTTGCCAGGGCGGCGAAAGCCGACACCACTTGAGCGCGGGCGTGGGTGGAAAGGTCTTGTCCGAAGCGTTCGCAACGAAATCCGTACACGTCCAGCAGCCTTTCAAATTCTGCTCTATTCGTCATTTCGATCCCCTTGGGAGGCCACGCAGCGCCTTCATGGCTTCGTACAGAAGTTGCGTGCCCGAATTCATCCGCCCATCGTGGGCGAGATACTGCTCAATGCGTTGGGCCACATCCGCCGGGCTGCCGTACTCCTGCGCCGGCCGCTCGTCGGCTACAGGGGCGCGCAGCTTGGACAGCAGGGCGGATTCGTTCACGGCTTCCATGACCAGGTCTCGGATCTCAGCGCTCATGGCGCAGCCGTAGAAGACTTCCTCGCCGTTGGCATCGTTGAAGAACCACATGTCCGCGCCTTCGAACAGGTCGGCTTCGTCGGCAGGCAGGGCGGTCCAGGGGAGCGGGTGTGCTTCCGGGTTAGCGGCGTTGTTTTTGTCGGTCATGGGATTACCCTACGAGGCGATGGCGAGTTACCCCGGTGATTCCGGGAGGCAGGTTGTCGTTGCCTACGGCGTCGATGAAGCTGCTTTCGCCGCCGTTATTGGCTCGGATGTAGTCGACCTCCACCTTGGCGCTGTTGATGATGACTTGGCCGATATCGCTCATGGCCTTGGCCTGCTCTACCGTGATCTTTCCATCCTTGAGCGCCTGGATGGTTTCGAACATCGCGTCTCGCAAGTCACTGATGTTTTTCGACATTTCGTATCTTCCTATTCAGGGCGCCGCGCATCTGGATAGCGTGCGCAATTTCCTTGGGGTAACGGTGCAGGGTGTTGCGCCGCATGTTGTCTGCGAAGCTGATGCACTCGACCCTGTCCGCGGTGATTTCTTCTACGTTGGCCGTCTTCATCCCGGGCTTGAAGACCACGATGTGTCCAGCAGGCACCGGGCCGTTGCACTCGATCCAGACCAGTTCATGGACGCCGCGCCAGCGCTTGCTGTTGCTGCCTGGCGCGTCGCTGATCTTTCGCTGCAACGTGCCATCCTTGGTGACGCGGTAGCTTCCTACTGGCTGCCATGTGTGCGGACGGCTTCCGGGTTTGAAGCGTGTTTCCACGCTCTTACCGCCAGGCTGGAACGACGTCCCCTTGTTCCATGGTTCATGCCCCTTGGGAAACCTGCAGGCCTCCCCGCGCGTTCCGTCGAATCGCCCCGCCTCCGGGCTGGAGAGATAGGTGTCGGACTTCTTCAGCCCCAGACGCTGCGCGAGCTGGTACACCGATGATTCCGAGCGCCCCACGGCAGCAGCAATGACCTTGGTCGGGGCGTTCGCATAGAACTTGCGCACGGCTGCCTCCTGGACTTCCGTCCATTTCTTGCCGCCCATCACGCCTCTCCCTGCTGCGGGACCTGGGCGGCGAGGGCGGCAGCAACACGCTCCGCGCATCGCATACCGAGGGCAAATCCGAGCCACATAGTGTCAGTGTCCGCATCCATGTAGTGAGAAAATGCGTCGTTGATTTCGACGATCCCCAAGGGGGTGTTGTCTTTGAAGGCAGGGGTGTTTTTGATCGCGCCCTCGAAGTGCCCGCGCATCTCGGCCACAGTGATGCAGCCCGGCTTTTCCTTGATTTTCAGCATCGTGCCGCTCCCTGCTGGCGCTGGTAATCCATCGCCGCGTCAATGGTCTTGTCCCAGGATTCGCCGCCCGTATCCGACAGCCAGAAGCTGCCGGGCAGGGAGTGATCTTCCTGGATGTGGTCACGCAGCCACCGATACCGCGCCGCATCCAGCGCATCGCCAGCAGCGGGAGCGTCAGAGCCGTCCATCATTTGGCCGATGCGCTCCCCGAAGATCGAGGTTGCGAACGTGGGCGCTCGGGTTCGGTCAGCGGCGATCAGTCGCAGCACATATTCAGCGTCCTCGGCCTCGATCACGCTGCAATTGTTGCGAACCAGGATTGGACGCCCGGCACTGTTATCGATGCGCCAGCCGTCCTGCGCATCCCCAGGCGCTGAAGAAGTGGAACCAGGGGCGGCGGGCAGAGGCATCCAGTGCGTGGCATTGGCGGTGAAGCCCGGCAACCACTCACCCTTAGACGAAAAGTGGCCGTGGAGGGTGTTCCACTTGACGATCTGGGTCACGTTCCCTTGGCGCGTGTAGCAGGCCAGGAACTCGCTGCCATCCTTCGGAGCCGATTCGATACGCTTCCATTCGTTCTTTTCAGACATTCTCAGCTCCAGAAGATGGGATAGAGGAAGTACAGGACGATGACCACAGCGGCGGCGGTCAGCACGCCCAGCCGGCGCAGCATGCGGCGGTGAAACGCGCGCTCGGCGGCGTCGTCCAGCGGGTCGCAGTAATCGGGGATCACGGGCGGGCCTCCATTTCGGCTTTGATCTGCGTCTGGCGCAGCAGGTCGGATGCGTCGTCCTGCGTGAGCCCGGCGCCAATGCGGCGCAGCGCGGGTATCTCGGCGCCCAGCGCGGCCATCAGCGGCCCGTCGATCGGCATGCCCACATCCAGCCGCGTGGCGAGCTGGCGGAGAGCCGTGGCCTTGAACGGGCTGCCGTGGCGCGTCGCCCACATGTCGAAGAAATCGGCCATGCCCGATATCGCCGGAGCGCTGGCGTACCACTCGCCGTCGGCCACGCAGTGGAAGACTGGCACGCCGCGCGGGTCCACCGTGACGGTGCCGTCGCGCTCGATCTGGTCGATGATGGCTTCCAGCGGCGCCAGGGTCTGCTGGGTCTTGATGAGCATGGGCAGCCGGGCGGGGCGATCAGGCCGGCGCGTGGCGCGCACGCGGGCCTGCTGCTTTTCCATCATGCGGCGCTGCTGGCGGTTCATGGCGGGGATCATGGTCAGGCCGCCTGTTCCGTCTGCGCGGCGTTCTGGCGCGCGGCGGCCAGCGCGGCTTCGGCGCGCGCCAATTCCTCGCGGGCGCGCTTGGCCATGTTTTCCCGCGCCATTGCCTTGTATTCCTCCATCTTGCCGCGCACGCTGGCGGTGATCAGGTGCCCGTAGCCGAAGCGTTCGAGCCACAGACCGATCTGCGGGTAGTAGTGGTCGTTCTGATGGAACTTTTGCTGTTCGGCCACATGCGCGGCGGCGGCGTCCATGGCTTCCTGCTGCGTGCGGCCGAGGAAAACGCGGCGGGATTTGTCCCCGCTGCCATCGGAATAGCGAGCGATGCGAACGTTATACGTATGCTCGGCTTTGGGTTCCCAGTAAAGCGCCACGAGACGGATATCGTGGTCGCGGTCTTCGCTTTTGAACACCTCGGGAATCTCGCCAACCCTGACGCCCTCAACATAGAACTGGCTGCCGTAGTCGCCACCCAGGATGACGGCGAACTTGGCTTCGCCCGAGAGCCACAGCGCCAGCGGAGCGAGATCGGGGTTCTTCGCGGCCTCGCGCTCCAGAACCACCTTCGTGTGCTCGGCCTCGGCCACTTTGGTCAGAACGCTTTCGAGCTGCTGGCGCGCGTCATTGATGTCCTGGTGTAGTTCGGCTAGATTGCCAGCCAACTTTTCGCGCGGTGGCGCGGCGAATACCTCGGGCCACACTTCGGGGTCGCCGTAGTGCGGCTCCTCGTCGTAGTCGTATTCATAGGTCGGCATCACGACATGGCCGCCATAGGGAGCCACGCCGACATATTGGGCAACCGCGCCGGCGGCGTTGTACACGTCTGCGCCGGGGGTGAAGGTGGGATTCGTCATCTTCGTTCTCGGTATAGGTGGCCGGCGGGCAGCGCCGCGCCGGCCGTGGTGGTGCGTGTCAGGACCCCGTGCCTAGAACGGCACGTCGTCCGCCATGTCGGCAAGGGTCGACGCCTGGGAGGGCTGGGCCGCGCTGCGCTGCGGAGCTGGTTGGCTTTGCTGGCGCGGCGGTTCTGCGGCGGCCGGTTGTTGCTGCGCCGGCGCGCCGCCGAATTCGATGTTTGAAACCCGTCCAACCAGCTTGGCGCCGCGTTCGCCGCCTTGCCGCTCGTAGGTCTCGATGTGCACTTCGTCGATGGTGACGCTGACCTTGACGCCGACCGTGAGGTACGGCGCGAGCGTCTCCGCGCGCTGGCCCCAAAGTGAGGCGTCCACCCACTGAGTCGGCCGCTTACCGTCAGCGTCCTTTTTGCCGTATGCAAACGCCAGCGCCAGGTTCGCCACCGGTTCACCGTTCTGCGTGTGACGGACGACAACATCGCGGCCGATGCGGGCCAAGCCGAAGAGTTGAGCCATGATTACGCGGCCTCCTTGCGCAGCAGGTGTTCGTATTTGGAGACCATGCGCTCGAATTCCATCAGGTCGTCTTCCAGTTCTTCGATGGCATCGTCGTCGCGCTCGATGCGGATGGTCGTGAGCTGCCGGCCGATGGGTTCCAGGTCGGGGGCCCACAGAATCAGGTCCACCCACTTGCGTCCCAGCAGCCACATGGCGCCGTTGCATTGGTCGATGTAGGCGCTGATGTCGCCGTCGACCACAGCGGTGAACAGGGTGTCGGACGACACCATCGTCTTGATTTCGATGATGCCGTCATCGTCGACGAGGCCATCCACGCTCACGCCGAACAGACCGTCGTCTGTCGTGATGAACCCCGCCTCCTCGACGAAGTTGCCGGTCTTCGCTTCATAGGCGGCGCGGGCGAAGGGCTCCTGTTCAGTGCCAGTTCGCATGGCGCCGTTCACGTAGACCTCTGGCGGGCGGCCTCCAACGCGCTCCCGGGCGACATCCATTGCATACTTGCGGCAGTCTTTCGACGGGCCGCCACTCTTCAGTTTGTCGCGGCAGTCCTTGAACCGGCTGCCAGTGATCACGCCGCGGCGTGCGTCCAGCCATTCCTGCGATCCCTGCGGGGCGGTGTGGAAGATCAGGCCCATTACTGTTTCTCCTGCTTGAGCATGGCCCGCTTGTCGGCGTAGGCCTTTTTGAACGCGGCAAACGCCGCAAGGTTGTTGGTCGCTTCGATGGCCTTGCAGCCGTCCTGCCAGGTCGACACGGCGGCGTCCATGCTGTCCGCCTGGGCCATCTTGCTGATCCATTCGTCCCTCAGCTCAAAGGCTGCGTCATCCGCGCCGGCGCCGGCGCCGTCGTTGTCGTCGTTCTGTTCGGACAGGCCGGTGATTGCCTTGAGCGTGTAGCGCTCCAAATAGGTCTTGGTGCTGGCGCGGGCTTGGATGGCGTTCTTGGCGCCGCCGGCATCAGGCGGCCCCCCCATAGACACGCTTTCCTCGTGACCGCCAACATGCCGCAGATAGCAGGTCACCTCCATCCAGTCTTTCTCGTCCCGGGTGAGTTTCCAGGACGACGACAGGCCGTGTTTCGAGAGCGCCGGCGTGACTGCGTTCACGACGTCGTGCAGCTCTGCATAGGACCTCCCTTTCAGGGGACCGTCCGTCACATCCTTGCCCTTGATGATCCTGACCGCTTCGGCTTTGAACGCGGCGAAGGCGGTGTCATATGCCTTCTTGGCTTCCCCCTTCTGCCAGCGGTCCTGCAGATCCATCATCTTTTCGATCTGCTCGAGCTGGGCGCCCTGGTTGAGCGCCGCCAGCATCATGCCCATCGGGGAATTGGCGGCCGGGCCGGCCATGGTTGCGGCGACTTCGCGCGCCGGTGCTTCGATAACCTCGTTCATGGCGTCCTCAGTAGGTGATTCGGATGTTGGGGATCAGGCCTTTGGCGATCAGCGTGACCGCCTGCCGGGCGCAGTCTTCGGGCATGCCGCCGGCGACGAACGCATCCAGGGCGGCGCGGTTGACCTTGCCCTTGTGGACCTTGTCGGCTTCACGGCGGGCAGCTTCCGCTTCCTCTGCTGCCTTGGCGTCGGCCTGCCGCTTGATTTCTGCCTGGCGCGCGTCCTCGGCTGCCTGGATGCGGTCCCGCTCGGCCTGCTCAGCCGCCAGGCGCTCACGTTCCGCCGCGGCCGCTCGGTCGATCTCCGCCTGGCGTTCGGCGGCGATGCGGCGCTGATCGGCGAGCTCGGCTTCCAAGCGGGCCTTGTCGGCAGCTTCCCGGGCTTCGGCTTCACGGCGCGCGGCTGCATCTCGTTCGGCCTGGGCCCGCTCGTCCGCCTTGCGCTGCGCCGCCGCAGCAGCCTCGCGGGCGATGCGCTCTTCGCGGTCCTTCTGCTCGCGCGCCGCGGCCTCGGCACGAAGTCGGGCTAGCTCGGCCTGCTCGGCGTCGTACTTCTCGCGGGCGGCCAGCGCCTGATGCAGCGCCTCCAGCGCGCGGGCTTTGACGCGATGCGCCTCGGGTTCGAATTCTTCCCAAGACTCATCCACCGCGCGGGCCTGCACGTCGGCGATGGTTGCGCGTAGCTCGTCCGCATCCAGGTCGCGGTTCTCATCGGCGCGAATCCGGAACCACTCGACACCCTGCTGGTGGCGCTGCCGGCGGGCTTCCTTAGCCTGCTCCCACTGGTCCAGCGGCGCGCGGACCTCATCGGCCAGTGCATCCAGGGTTTCGCGCATCCGCTTGCGCTCGGCGTCGATCTTCTTGGGGATTTCCTTCAGGCGGTCGACTTGTTCCTTGCCGATGCCGTCCAGAGCGGTCTTCACCTTCCGGACCTTGAAGGCCAAGCTTGCGATCGCGTCGCGCCCTTTCTTGGTTTTCAGGTCCGGCACGTGGCCGGTCACCTCGGCGCGGATCTTGTCCAGCCAGGGATCCAGGCCGCCGGGCTTGGAGTAGACGTCCAGCGCGGTTTCCGCCGGCGGCAGCTCGGCAAGTTGGGTTGCTTCGGTCATGTCAGTCCTTCGCGGCAACTGCGGTCTTGCCGCAGCCTTCGCAGGCGGTGAGGGTGGATTGCGCTTGCTCGTCGCGCTGCTGGCGGTCGCCGTAGCCGAAGAGCAGGGCGGTCAGCACGCCGGCCACGACGTAGGCGGCGACGCGGGCGTCACGGTCTTTCAGGAGGCGGCGGATCATTACCAGTTACCTCCGGCCGTGGCGGCTTCACCGAAGCAGCACGGGCCGCACAGTTCGGTCGGATGAACGGTCGGCTTCTGGCCGCAGACCTGGCAACCGGTGTCCCAGTCCTTGTCTCCGTCCTTCATCGACTGGCCGCCTACAGGGGCGCCGTGCTTGCTCAGTTGCGCCTGCACTTCGGCGTGAATCTGGTCCATCGAACCAACCTCATGCAGACGGGCCAAGCGGCGGGCCTCCGGCGAACCAGATGGAAAGTCGGCGCTGGCGCCTTTCTGCTTGCCGACGCGGATGCCGCCGCCGACGATTTCGGCCAGATAGTGGCCGTCGTGGAACAGGGCCAGGATGTTGCTGTTCGGTGCGCTCATTCGTCACCTCGCGCGGCCAGCATGGCGTCGGCCACGCTATAGGCGAAGATCGCCACGCTCGAAGCCTTGGGCGCGTCCGTAGGCCCAAAGCTGGCCAGCCAGCCCTGCACGGCCTTGGCGGCGAAGTAGTCGCGCAGGGACATGCCCACGGCCACGTTGACCATGGTGTCCGGCTCGACAAAGGGGAAGGCCGGGCCGCCGTCGTTGATCGTGGTCCGAGCCGGGCACGCATTCACCTTCCGATGCAATGCGTCGATCGGAACATTAAGAGCCCGCGCCAAGCTGGCCAGAACCTCAGATCTCGGCCGAGACCTACCGGTCTCATATCGAGAGAGTTGCGTGCCCGCTATTCCCGCGCGGTGTGCCAGTTCCCGTTGTGACAGACCGGCCGCCCCTCGAAGGGCGATCAAGTTGTCGGCCAGGTCACCGTTGTTGATCTTGCTCATTCGTCTCTCCAGCAGCGCGCCATCAAGGCGTCGCCGATCAGGGCAATTGCATAAAGGGCAGCCGCGCCCCACGCGGCGTAGGCGGTCATCATTTGCGGCGCCCAAACGTCACGCGTTGGCGTTCGACGGTCAGGTCGACCAGATCCGAAACCAAGTGGCCCTGGGCCAGCAGCGCCCACTGGCGGAAGTGCGCGCCGACAACAGCCAACGCGTCGCCGCGCGCAGACGACGCAACGGCCAGAGCGAACGCCTTCTCGGCGGCTTGCTTGCCGATGGCAGCCGCGTACAGCGCCTCGGCCGCGCGCTGGTCGTAGTCGTTCTGGCGGAACACGATCAGGTCACGCACAAGCGCGGCGTGCACGTCGGCGTCCATTTCGCGCAGCGCAATCACGCGGCGTTGCGCTTCGGTCGGCGCCGGGATTACCGTGGCGGTCCCGCAGGGGGTGGGGAAGGCGAGGTTGGCCATGTCAGTTCCGCCCTTCGTTTTCATAGGCAGCAGCCAGGACACCAGCGCGCGGCACGGCCGGAGCGCGGCGGCTCGCCAGCAGGCGCAGGAAATAGCCCGGCATCCACTTGGCGCGGAAGGACAGATAGTCCGTGCCCACGTCGCAGGCCACACGCAAAGCGGCGCGGGCGGCAGGGCTGACCGGCGAGCTGAAGCGGTCACCGAACCAGAACCGGCGCTCCTTGAACAGCGCGTCCTGTGCACGCTGGCGGTTCGCCGGGTTCACGCGGTAGACCGGATGGCGGTCCCGCGAGTAGTCGCGCACCACGGCGCGCAGCTTTGACACGTTCAGCAGGTATTCCTGGCCGGCGGCGCCGATACGCGCGGCGCGGCGTTTGATGCGGTTCTGGTTCATGGTGGTCTCCGAGCCCCGGTGGCCGGGGAGGTGGTTTAGGCAGCCATCAGTTCGTCGATCTGCTTGGGAAGATCGACCGGCACGGGGAGCATGGCGACGCGGCTTTCTTCGGGCAGGTACTTCGTGCCCTTGGGCCAGGCGGCTTTCAGCTTTTCGGCCGTGGTGACCGAAAACAGGAGCGTCGTGAGCTTCTGGCGCAGCTCCGCTTCAGCCTTGTTGAGCGCGATCTCGGCGTCCGCGACGTCGGTCGCGTGGTCGTATTCAGGGTGGTCGATGCCGACCGCGATTTCCCGTTCACCGTGGGCCGGGAAGGGCTGGTGCTTGCCCAATTTCAACGTGGGCGCGGCTTTGGATTTGTTGTCGTGCCAGCGGCTGTAGTCGGGGTGGACGATGTTCACCGTCGAACGGAAATCGCACCAGCCTTGCGGCAGTTTGCGAGCCGTCTTCGCCGCGGCTTCGAACTGGTGGGCGTACAGCGCATCGGCGAGAGCCGTCCTACGCTTTTCGTGCGCCTCGCGCTTCTTGGCGAATGTGGCCTTGATGGCCTTCTCGATGACCTCTTCACGGATGGCTTTCGTCAGCTTCATTTCTTCTTGCTCCATGGGGTGGATGGGTGCTTCATTCGTCAGCCGGCGCTCAATGAACGGGCTGATGAAAGCGGCCTCTTGCGAGGCCGTTTGCGCCGGGATTCCAACCGGCATGACCGTTTCTGTTCTTGGCCGTCTACGCCTCACCCTATTGACCCGTGAACCGCGCTTTGGCGGACTGGATACGGCAGGGACACCGCGCAGCGCTGCGGCCATGCCCGCAGTTGCAATAGAGCCGGACGAACGCCCCACATTGGCGGGCGAGCAACATCGGCGGATAGGTTGTTAAAGAGCGGTCCTGCTTCTCGCCTTCCCCATCCGACTTCGTGGCGGTACGTCTCCCTCTTGAGGCGATGCCCTGACTGCTGGCTTAGGGTCCGTGGGGGTCTTGCTGCGCTGTGTTTGCGGCGCGTAAATGAATAATCGCATTTGCGATTGCGTAAGTCAAGCGCAATTGCGATTGGATCGTCGGCGCCGGGGCGCTCGATTCCGCAACTCACGGACACGCTTTGTGTGAACTTGTTAAAGTACGGTCACCATCCGGGGTCTTGGCCCCTCACGAATCAGGAGACGCAATGAAAAGGACGGGAAAGCTAGCGCTCGCGATGCTGTGCGCCGCAATGGTGGCGGGCTGCAAGACCACAGTCGAAACCGAGGTCAGCCTGACCGATTTGCTGAACTCACCGACGAAGCAGCTTGCCGGAAATCTGCTGGTGGAAGTGCCCGCCTGCCAGAGCCATGAGGACTCGCGCCAGCCGTCGAAGGTCCTGGTCGACGTGCAGCAAGCTGTCCCTGGTATTTTCTCGGATGCGAAATTTGAGGAGTGCTACAGCAAGGGTTTTGACTCGTTCGCCCGGTTCTCGATGCCCGTGTTTTTGGATAAGGACGCGGACGGCAAGCTTGCCTCACCATCGCACATCAATATCGTTTCCAACGAGCACGGCCTGCTGTCGGTGAGCGTCCCGGAGGCGATCAAGAAGAAGATCGGAAACGCTCAGAAGAAGTCGCCGGTTGGCAAGCTGGATCTTAAGTTCGCCATCAGAGTGAAAAACGACACGGGCAAGGAGTTCCCGTTCTCGGCTGTTGCCGTGTTCATCGACAACGCACCCTTCGTCTTCAGTAATCTGACGTCCAAGGCGAACGGATCATTCCTCGTGACGCTGTCAGACGTGTCCGCCAAGGCGGCGGTTGAGAACGGCGACGCGATGGTGCTCTTGCACAAATCGAAGTAGCGTGCCGCGCGCCGGTGCGGCCCGATGCCGCGGCCGGCGCCCAACAAAAAAGCCACCCGGAGGTGGCTAATAGCGAGCTGAGGACCATTATCCTCGCTGGGGGGGCTGAGAGGGAGTGGGAGCCGGCACTGGTGCCGGAGCCGGGGTTGGCGCCACTTGCGGAGTCACTGCTTGGGGATATCCCTGCTGCACTGCTGCTGGCGCCAATCGCTGTAGGCCAACAATGATCGCTACGGCTACCCCGATTGCGCTCAGGGCCAGAGTCGCGATCCACTTGTAGATGTCCGTATGGGACTTTTCGACATTGGCGCGAATTTCGCCTATGTTGAATTTAGCGTTCAGTTCCGCGATACCTATCTTCAAGTCAGAAAGACCGTCCTTGATCGAGCCCACGTCGTTCTTCAGAGTCGCGACGTCGCCTTCGATTCGGCCCAGGCGGCTGTCGATGTCGTCCACGCGTTTTTCGAGGTGGTCAAGGCGATTCATGCCGCCATTATCGCCGCCATCCCCACTGTTGCCAAATGATCGGTCGCGGCCAGTCGGGGCTCCCTGTGGAGACCATCCCTGCATGTTTGTAACGTTACTCATCTTCTCCGCTCTCCAGCACGGAATTCTCTTCTACCCAGCGCGCAAGTTTGGAGTACGAGAACTGTCGCATGTTCGAACAGTTCTTGCACTGTGTGATGAAAACGCCCACGCCGCTAGCAGTCGGCGTGAGCGAATGGTCGGCGCAAAAATCCGCGTTCTTAAGCACCCGGCACAATACTTTCATCGTGGACTTTTCCACATGCACACTACTTTTCTCGTGCCCACATGCAGAGCATGTCGGTGTCACGTTGTGTGCCTGCAAGAACCGAAGGCAATCCGCGTACGACACTAATGCAGAATCTTTTCCCGCGGGCCTGGGCGAGTCGGATGGAGGAGAATTCGTGGTGGTCATTGGTTAATTCAACGTCGCTTCTTAGGCGCTAACAGTCGACTTATAGCTTTTAGCATATGCCGTCGGCGTTTCAACTGCTACACACGGGTCCACTGACCCGCCTCCTCGTCCCGCAGCTTGGCGCCAGCCCAGACAACCTGACCCAGCACACGTACAGGGTGGCCGTTCTCCAGTGGGATATCCGCATAAGTCGGATTGAAAGACCGGGCGACCCAGCGCCCGGTTAGCTTTTCCCGCGCCACGGTCTTCACCAGCATCTTGCCGTCGTAGTTGATGGCGTACACGCCGCCGGCGGCCACATCCTGCAGTGTGAGGTTCTCATTCGGGACGACGAGCAGGGCGGCTCCGTCGCGAATGACAGGCTCCATGCTGTCGCCCTTGGCATACACCACGCGCGCCTTGCCGTTGTCCGCGCCGACCGCCTTCAAGAACGAGCGGCGGAACTGGATCATGCCGGTCTGGTCTTCGCTGTGGTTCTCGATGCCGTCGCCCGCAGCCAGGCGCACCTCAGCCAGCTCCGGCACTTTCTCGAATCTGTCATTGGCGGCGTGCGGCTCGCCCGGTCCGGCGTTCGCCGTCACGCCCGTTTGCGTGCTGATCCTGATCTTCGGATTGCGCTCGGCCTGGAACGTGGTGTGGCCGCCTTCCCACGGAGCAGGCGGCAAGCCCGCAATTCGCATAGGGAAGGGGTCATCAGCATGGTCCATGTCGACAAGGCCGCCAGGCTTGTGAGCTCGCAAAGGAACAACGTTGCTTGGCGGGGCCGTGGGCGGCGGCGACACCTGGATACCTAGCTTCATTTGGGCGATTGCGAGAGCAATGGCCCCCTCGAGCGCATTGAGTTGCGACTCGGGCAGTGCCCGCAACTGGTCCTCGGGGATCGTGCGGAAGGGCCAAGGGGCCGCAGGATTTTGCGGCGATGGTCGCGCATCGCTGTCACTCGCGCCGCTGCCCCTCTTGGGGCCGACTCCGTCCATCAGCCACTCGACGTTCACATTGAGCGCACGAGCCAAGTCCAAGAACAAGGACGAGCCCTTGTTCCGGCCGTTTTCGATGCTCGCGATCGTGGATTGCCCAGCCCCCACCGCTTTCGCTAGTTGGGCCTGGGACATTCCAGACTCGGTCCTTGCTTCGGCAAGTCGATCTTTAAGGGCGCTCATATCGCAATTGTGATACTTACGGCAATCGCAATGGCGCTTGCGTGATAAGCGCAATTGCGATTAAATGCCACATGGACTGGAAAAACCTTATCTCTGATCTGCAAGCCAAGGGCTGGACGCAAGTCCGGATCGCCAAAGCCCTCGGCGACAAGCCCCAATCTTGGGTTGCCGATATCTGCAAAGGCCGGTACCGAGACCTCAAGTGGTCCGACGGGGAGCGCCTCATCAAGTTGCACCGCAGAGAAATGCGGCGCGCTGAGGTTACGCGCTCGGACGAGGCGCGGGCGGCATGACATCAATGCACCGTTGCGCTCTCGCGCCCGTCCGTCGCCCACGCCATGCGGTCACGCTCGGCGCACAGCTCCTGAAACAAGTCCATGACTGCCTTCTCGCTCGGATCTTCAAAGACCCGGCGCGCCAAGTCCTGGGCATTGATCAACAACTTCTCCGTTTCGGTCACGAAACACACCTCGCTCTTTGTTCATAAGGAAGTACTCGATGAGCACGCAACCAGTATCAGCCGAGCAGGTTGAAAGCACACGCAAGAACGGTGCACGGATTCAAGGTGAAGTTTTGCGGCGACTTGCAGAAGTCACCCAAGACCGTGCAGCCGATTTCATGGGCACCTCCGCCAGCACTATTAGCCGGGCGAAAAACGACCTTGAACAGATGTGCCAATTGCTCGCCGCACTGGGTTTCCAGTTGTCGCCGTCTAACGCCATGGTTATCAGCCGGCAGGAACTATTCGCCATGAAGACGATGTTGGCGAAGTACCTGCAGGCCGAAGTCGAAAACCAGAACCGGAGCTTGTAATGACCGTCCCTGTCGCTTTCCAAGGCGAGGTCATGCTCGCCGGCTGGTCCCAGACCCACAACGGTGGGGCCAAGGTCACGTTCTGGCTTAGCGACGAGGATGACTTGGCCGCCTTCAAGGCCATGACGGTTGCCAAGGGTAAGACGGCGGGCCAGCGCCTCGCTGTCGTGGCCGTCGAGATTGGCGACGACGAACAGCCTAAGCCTCAGCCTCAGCCTGAACAGCCTAAGGGTGGAGAGCTGGCAAAGCTGGCCGGCATGTTCTGCCAATCCGTCCACTTCTGGGAATTCTGCCGCGCTGACGATGCAGACGAAGCCCGCGACTGGATCCTCCGCGTGTGTGGCGTCCAAAGCCGCCGTGACCTGGATCACAACCCTACCGCCGCGCAGATCTTCCATGAACGCGTGCGCAAGCCCTATCTGGAATCGCGCAAATGAAAGGCCGAAACCCTACCGCCAGCCAAAGGCGCTTCTGGGACATGCTGAGTCAGCGCATCGGCTGTGTTGCGTGTGCCATGGACAGCAACTTCAACGACTTCGTGGCCATTCATCACATTGATGGGCGTACTAAGCCCATGGCGCATTGGCAGGTGCTTCCTTTGTGCGGCCCACATCACCAGGACGACGGGACTGCTATCGCTGTCCACCCTTGGAAGACTCGATTTGAAGACCGCTACGGCAAGCAAATGGACTTGCTGGTGTGGTGCGTTGAACAGCTGCAATTGCAGGGTCTGAGTGTGCCGGAAGGTGCCTTGCAGGCCGCAGGAATGGTCGAGGTAGCGTAATGGCCAATGAATGGTTCCGGCTCTGGCACGACATGCCAACTGATCCGAAGTGGAAGACGATCGCTCGCGTTTCAGAGCAGCCGATCTCTGTGGTTATTTCCGTCGCAATGCACTACATGGCTTCGGCGTCACGCAACGTCACGCGGGGGTACGTGGATGTCACGTCGGAAGACGTGGCGAGCGCGTTGGACGTGACAGACGAAGCCGTCGATGCCATCTACATGGCGATGCAAGGGCGGTTCTTGAATGGCGATCGGCTCATCAACTGGGACAAGAGACAGCCCAAGAAGGAGGACGCGGGCAACCCGGAAACCCGCGCCAAGTCTGCCGCTGAGAGGAAGAGGGACCAGAGAGAGCGGGAGCGTCAGGCCGCTGAAGAAGTTAAGTCACGCATAAGTCACGACGAGTCACGCGGAGTCACGACAGATAAAGATAAAGATAAAGATACAGAGAAAGAAGAAAAACAAACACCCCCTAACCCCCGCAAGCGGGGGAACGGATTCGACGCATCGGCGATCGAGCTGCCTGATTGGCTTGATCCCGAAGACTGGCAGAGCTGGGTTGCCGACCGAAAGGCCCGCAAGAAGCCGATCACGGAGGAGGGCGCCAAGCGCCAGCTGCAACTGCTTGCCGACTACCGGGCCGAAGGCCACCCGCCGCGTGCCGTGATCGCGAACAGCATCGCCGGCGGATACCAGGGTCTGTTTCCGCCCAGGACCACAAACCGAACCAACCCGAATGGAGCTTCAGCGCATGGAAACTTCGCCCAGCAGGACTATCACGCCGGGGTTGCAGCCGATGGCACGTTTTAAGACTGAGCAATCCAGCCAGCGCTGCGAACAGCATGGCGACTACACCGCCATCACGTACATGGGCCACACGTCCGGCTGCCCCGTTTGCATCAAGCAGCAGCAAGAGCGCGAGGCAAGCGAGGCGCACGCCAGATGGCAGGTGGAGCTGCGACAGCGCCGCGTAAGCGAGTTGCTGGGGCGCGCCGCAATCCCGCCTCGCTTTGCCGATAAGACCCTGGACAACTTCGTCCCTCACGCCGAAGGGCCGAAAAGGGCTTTGGCCGTGGCCAAGGACTTTGCCGCCAACTTCGCGGAATGCCAAAAGACCGGCCAGAGCCTGATCTTCTGCGGCGGAGTCGGAGCGGGCAAGACGCACCTGGCTGTCGGCGTCTGCCACGAAGTAATCGCGCTTGACCGCGTGGCGGTGTTCTCGTCGGTGATTGGGGCCGTTCGGTCCATCAAGGAGACGTATCGAAAAGGCTCCGAGCTGACCGAGGCCGATGCCATCAAGAAGCTCGTCGATCCGGATCTGCTGGTCCTCGATGAGGTCGGCGTGCAGTTCGGCAGCGAGACGGAAAAGATGTACCTGTTCGAAGTTATCAACGGCCGATATCAAGGGCTCAAGCCGACGATCGTGATCAGCAATTTGGCCAAGGAGCCGCTGACCGAGTACCTGGGTGAGCGGGTCATTGATCGTCTGCGAGAAGGCGGCGGACGGATGGTGGTGTTCGACTGGCCCAGCTATCGGAGGCAAGCATGATCGACCTCCCGGAAGCAACGACGGTGCCGAGTGAGTGCCGCTGGGCGCTGAAGATCCTGCAGGAACATCAGCGCAAGGGCGGTAAGCGCTACGCCATCACCGTCCTGGTCATGGCAAAGCGCGCGCTCGGATTGGATCTAAGCGCTGGGGAGGTCGCATGACTTTGGACCGCCTGACCATCCGCCTGCCGTGGCCGGACACCAGCCTCATGGCAAACCGCAAGGGCGGCAAGCATTGGGGCGTCAGCCATGCAGCCAAAGTCCGCGCGCGCGAGTCCGCGTTCTTTGCCGCCAAGGAAGCGCTGGGCCGCAACAGCCTGGCCGCCGCCGGCCAAGTGCCGGTGGCGATTACCTGGGTGGCGCCCAACCGGATCCGCCGCGACCTGGACGGCCTGCTCTCAGCGGAGAAGCCGCGGCTGGACGGCATCGCCGCGGCGCTGGGCATCGATGACAGCCAGTTCCGGCCCCTCACGCTGGACGGCGCCCTGGACGCGGACAGGAAGGGTTTCGTGCTCGTGGAGATTGGATGATGACTGCTGACCTGCAGAAGTGGGAATTCCGCGACCCGATGCTGGTCGTGATGAGCCGGCAGCAGGCCGCGCTGAATCGGTCGTGCAAGGGATGCGCCCACGCCAAGACCGTCGATACCCCGTTCGGCGACACGGTCACGCGCTGCGTGAAGGGCAAGCCCTACGGAAAAAAATGCAACAGGTACGAGGTGAGCGAATGCGCATCCGCAATCTGAGAAAGCGCATGGCTTGGCTCTCCCGAGGGCGCCCGCACTTTCTGGATCCCTTTGTGAGCAAGCGGGCCCGGCGCCAGGTCGTCAAGAGCTTCGGGCAATTTCAGCTGGCGGTAGTGGCCGCAGGAAAGCGACTGTTTAGAGGTGGCCGATGAGTAGGTTGACGGGTGATGACCTGCTTTGGAATTGGTGCCGTTGGTGCTGGTCGGGCACGGGCGACATTTCGATGTACGACGAAGACGTCACACCGGTTCCAGTCAACATGGATCACGCTCTTGCGGTGGAAGCTATGCACGCGGCGCTGCCCTGGCATGAGCGGATGGTGATCATCGCGGAATATCCTCAAAAGCGTGAGAGGTTCAGCGGCTTGACGGCGTTCGAGCGCCGGACCGCAGCCAGGCGATGGATCGAAGACGCTACGGGGATCAGGCTGGGCGACACTGAATACAAGCTCTATCTTGGTTTGTTCCGAGACCACGTGGAAAGGAAGCTGGCATGAAGTACGCGCACGAGGTGATGGACTTGATGGGCGCGTATCCGATGCGCAGCTTCCGGATGCTGGAGCTGGTTCGGCACGTCACACGCGGCCGGACGCTTGAGCCCCGCGAGCGCGACGCCGCCCGAAAGGCTGTGCAGCGGGTGCTTGATGCGCTCGTGGCCGCCGGATCCGTTCAGGTCAGCGCGCCGGCAGCAGCCCGCGGCGGCTTCGCGGAATACTCCGTGTCCCACAAGTGGGACATGAACCCGCCAAAAGTGGGACGGGAAGTGGGACAATTCTCCCGGGCTCTTGCGCCCTGAAGAAATGAAGCCCCGTGCGAAAGCCGGGGCTTTTTCATTCCCGGTACGATGTGGGCTCTATTGCCCAACCTGGAGTGAGAAATGTCGAAGAATACCTATGTTGCTGAGGTGAAAGAGCGCCAGAAGGACGAGCCATGCTTCCTCTGGATCGCAGATGAAGGCGATATTGGGATTGGCGATCGCAGTATCCTCCTGGAGCTGACGGAGCCAGCGTCTTTGGAGAAGGCCGAGATGGTCGCCAAGTTCCTTCACGAAAACGTGCGCGCGTTCAAGCTCTCGAAGTAGCAGGGTTGACCCCGCCACGCATGCCGCCTTCGGGCGGCTTTTTGTTTCCAGAGAGCAGGGGCCAGAGAGAACCGTCCGCCGGGCCGCATGGGCACCGGCTGGCAGACGTCACGCTCCGGCCTCTGCTCTGTGGGAACAGCCGCCGCAATCGACCAACCAGCAGCGCGCCAGTGGCCAATGCTGCACTCGGGGATAGCCTCGTATCGCTGGCTCCGACCGGCGCCGCCCGAAGTCTCCCTGCGCCATAACAGCGCCACGTGCAACGCGTGCTTGGGGGAGGGGCCCCGCAGTCATCAACCGACCAGGATCTCGATTTCCTGGGCCAAGTAGACGCCGACGCCGTACTTGAAGTGGCGGGATTTCACCGTGAATGTCCCGCTGTGCTCCGGCGACGGTTGCAGCGTTACCGTGTCGCCTGCTAGCGGAAGCGGTGTGCCAATCGGAACATGAGCGGTGACAGTGACATTGACGATTTTCCCGCTGTCGATTCGAAACACCACCTTGTTGGTCACTTCCGACATATCTGGCTCCTTGGCCGTTGAGGGAAGCCAACGATAGCACCTTCGTAAAACACCCCAAGAGTCGCCATAGCAGGCCTGGCGCCCGCGCAGGGGCAAATGCGTGGGGCACTTCTTACCGGTCTTGTCGCCGGTGGCCCGCATGACGAGAACCGCGGCGCCCAGCTCGCTACGGCGGGTAGTCGGATGGGCGTGACAACCCTCAAGGAACAACCTATGGCCCTGACTCCAAAGCAGGAGGCCTTTGCCCTTGCTTATGTGGAAACGGGCAACGCTTCCGAGGCATACCGGCGCGCCTACAACGCCGGGAAGATGAAACCGGACTCCGTCAACCGTAAGGCCAAGGAGCTTCTGGACAACGGCAAGATTACGGCAAGGGTCGCGGAATTGCAGGCCGACCACGCCGATCGTCACAAGCTGACCGTGGACGACCTGCTGCGAGAGCTGGAAGAGGCCCGCCAAGCCGCACTGGCTGCGGAGACGGCTCAGTCGTCCGCCGCTGTCGCCGCCACGATGGGCAAAGCCAAGCTGCTGGGGATGGACAAGCAAGTCGTCGAGCATTCCGGCCCTGGCGGCGGCCCGATCCCCACAATGCCCACAACGATCCAACTGGTTGCGCCAGGTGACAACGGCTGAAATCCAACTCCCTCCGAAGCTGATCCCGGTGTTCTCCGGGCCGGCGCGGTACAGGGGGGCAAGGGGTGGCCGCGGTAGCGCAAAGACGCGCAGCTTCGCGCTGATGACGGCGGTGCGGGCGTACATGTTCGCCCAGGCCGGTGTCTCTGGCGTGATCCTGTGCGGCCGGGAGTACATGAACAGTCTGGAAGACTCCTCGATGGAGGAGGTCAAGCAGGCGATCCGTTCTGAGCCGTGGCTCAATGCCTACTTCGACATCGGCGAGAAGTTCATCCGGACGCGCAACCGCCGTGTCTCGTACACGTTCACGGGCCTGCGCCACAACCTGGACAGCATCAAGTCCAAGGCGCGGGTGCTGATCGCGTGGGTCGACGAGGCGGAGAACGTCAGCGAGATCGCGTACCAGAAGCTGCTGCCGACGGTCCGCGAGAACGATTCGGAGGTCTGGCTGACCTGGAACCCGGAACTGGATGGAAGCCCGACCGACCTGCGTTTCGTCAAGAGCCCGCCGCCGAACTCTAAGCTCGTCGAGCTGAACTACACGGATAACCCGTGGTTCCCCGATGTGCTGGAGCAGGAGCGCCGCAACGACCGGGAACGCCTGGACGACCAGACATACGCCTGGATCTGGGATGGCGCGTACCGCGAGAACAGCGAGGCGCAGATTCTGGCAGGCAAGTACCGGGTGGCGGAGTTCGATCCTGCTGCTGGCTGGGATGGGCCGTACTTCGGTCTGGACTGGGGCTTTAGCCAAGACCCGACGGCCGGCGTCAAGCTTTGGGTGCATGACCGCCGGCTGTGGGTGGAGTACGAGGCCGGAAAGATCGGGCTCGAAAACGACGACATCGCGGCATTCATGATCGCCCGCCTGCCTGGCATTGAGCAGCACGTGTCCCGTGCGGACTCGGCCCGGCCGGAGACGATCAGCCACGTCAAGAGCAAGGGCAGGGACGGCCAGCGCGCCAGCCTGCCGCGGCTGCAAGGCGTGGAGAAGTGGAAGGGCAGCGTGGAAGACGGCATTGCCCACCTGCGATCCTACAAGGAAATCGTCATCCACCCGCGCTGCGTGCAGACCCTGCGCGAGGCGAGGCTGTACAGCTACAAGGTGGACCGCCTGACGGGCGATGTGCTGACGGACATCGTGGATGCCAACAACCATTACATGGACGCGACGCGGTATGCGTTGCAGCCCATGATCAAGCGCAAGCGCGGATTCTTCGGATGAAATTACTTCGCACCCTGTTCGGGCCGCGCCAAGAGGCCGAACCGGCATCAAAGGCGCGCGGCCTGTTCTCCACCCATCGGCACCCGATGGGCGACAAGGTCGAGGCACGTTTCGAGATGCCGGCCTTCGAGCAGCCCAAGGGTTCGCCCACGGTCGCATCCGACAACGGCTACATCGGCGAGCGCCCGACGCCCAAGACGGCCAGCTTCACGCCGGTCAACGAGGCGCAGCTCGGCTTCTACGCTGCGGGCAGCATCTTCATCGGTTACCAGGCCTGCGCGATGCTCGCGACGAACTGGCTGATCGACAAGGCGTGCAACATGCCGGCGCGCGACGCGGTGCGCAATGGCTACCTGCTGACGTGCGGCTCGGACGAGATCTCGGCCCGCCTCATGGCTGGCGACAAGAAGTACGCGGTCAAGCGCCACCTGCGCGAGCTGGTGCACTTCGGGCGCGTGTACGGCGGGCGGATCGTGCTGTTCGACGTCGAGGCGGCCAACCCCGAGGAGTACTACAAGGCGCCGTTCAACCTGGACGGCGTGCAGGTCGGCACGTACCGGGGCATGTCCCAGATCGATCCGAACTGGGTCACGCCGGTGCTGACCGAGGACAACCTGAACGACCCGGCCAGCCAGAGCTACTACGAGCCGACGTTCTGGAGGATCAAGGATCGGGTGTATCACAAGTCCCATCTGCGGATCTTCGTGCCGTACCCGGTGCCGGACTACCTGAAGCCGCACTACCGCTACCTGGGCGTGAGCGTGCCCCAGCGCATGATGGAGCGCGCCTACGCGGCCGAGCGCAGTGCGAACGAAGGCCCGCAACTGCTGATGACCAAGCGGCTGACGTCTATTGGCGTGAGCGATTCGGCCCTGAGCAAGCCTGACGAGCTGCGGCAAAACCTCGCGGATTGGGTTACCTACCGCGACAACTACGGCGTACGCGTCGGCGGCGCGGACGAGACGCTCCAGCAGTTCGACACCGCGCTGGGCGACGTGGACACGGTCATCATGACCCAGTACCAACTGGCCGCTTCCGTCGCGAACGTCCCGGCAACGAAGCTGCTGGGCACGCAGCCCAAGGGCTTCAACGCCACGGGCGACTATGAGCAGTCGGTGTACCGGGAAGACCTGGAGAGCATCCAGTCCAACGACATGTCGCCGCTGCTGGAGACGCACTACCGGCTGCTGGCGAAGTCCGAAGGGATCGTGCTGCCGGGCGAGATCGCCATCCAGTGGATGCCGGTGGACAGCCCGACCGCCAAGGAATGGGCCGAGATCGACAAGATCAAGGCAGACCGCGACGCGGCGCTGTTCAACACCGGCGCGATCGACGCGGAGGATATCCGCAACCGCCTGCGCGAAGACCGCGAGGGCGATTACCACAACCTTGAAGACGCCGAGTTCGTAGATGCCGAAGAAAATGGTCACGAAGCGGCGCCAGGCGTGGGGGCAGCAGCAACAGGCCAGCCAGTTCAAGGGCTCGGCGCTGGCGTACCCGGTCGCCGTTGAGGGGCGCTACCGCGCCAGCATAGAGTCGCTGATTGACGGCATGCTGGCCGAGTACGACGCGGCGCTGCGCCGACTCTACCGCGGCAATCCTGAGATCACCCAGGACGAGAGCGTGACCACGCAGGCGCGGCGCATCCTGGCCGAGCTCGGGCGGAAGTGGAGCAAGGCCTTTGCCGAGAAGGCGGGCCCGCTCGCAAACCGCACGATCGGGCAGGTGGACAGGTTTTCGAAGCAGAACCTGGGCGCGTCGCTGCGGGACATGTCCGGCGGGCTGACCATCAAGACGTTCCAGATGCCGGCCGGCCTGTACGACAAGGTCCTGGCCAGCACGGCGGAGAACGTCGGGCTGATCAAGAGCATCCCGGCACAATTCCAGGACCGGATCCAGGGCATCGTCATGCGGTCTATCCAGTCGGGCGGCCAGGGCAGCGGGCAGATCTTCGACGAGATCAAGAGCCTGAACCAGGTCACCCGGAATCGAGCCAAGCTGATCGCCGTCGACCAGACGCGCAAGATCACGTCCGCCATGAACGAGGAGCGGATGAAGGCCGCTGGGGTGAAGCAGTTCGAATGGATTCACAGCGGAGGCGGCGCCGAACCGCGATCGCTTCATGTCCAGTACGACGGGCAGACGTTCAGCATGGACAACCCGCCCATCATCGACAAGCGGACCGGGCAGCGCGGCTTCCCAGGCGAGCTGATCAACTGCCGGTGCCGCATGCGCCCGGTCATCGACTTTACCGAGTACCTCGATGAGCAAGCGACAAACTGACGTCAACGGCTACCTGCTGGTGCGCGACAACCCGATCACGAAGGTGGGGGTGTTCTCGTACTTGGGTAGCGAGATCGGCGCGCCTGATGCGGACCGCGTCTACCGGGTGTATCGGCCGCAGGAAGAGCTGGAGAACCCGGAAACGATCGCTTCGGCCAACCTGGTGCCGTGGATCGACGAACACGAGTTCCTCGGGGTGGACGGGACGCCCGCCGAGAAGAAGGGCGTGCAGGGCACCACGGGCGAGTCGGCGCGATTCGAGTACCCCTACCTGCGCAACAGCATCCGGGCCTACTCGGATTTCATGAAGAACCTGATCGACCGCGGCAAGGTGGAGCTGTCACCCAGCTACCGCTGTCGATACGAATTCAGCGAAGGCGTGTTCGATGGCATGCAGTACGACGCCATCCAGCGCGACATTCGATTCAATCATCTGGCATCCGTGAAAGAGGGCAGGACGGGGCCGGACGTGGCTGTACAGGACTGCCTCACCATCACATACGACTCAGCGGAGTTCATCAATATGGAAATCACCCCCGAAATGGAACAAGCATTGCGGGCGTTGATCGAGAAAATCTTGGCGGAACAAGCTGCCGCTGTCTCGGACAACGACCCCAAGAAGGAGGCTGTCACGGACGCGGATCTGCCGGCAGCCACCGGTGCCGTCACGGCTGAAGAAAAGGACGCCGTCGAGGAGACTGCCGCGGCTGCCGAACAGGCAACCAGCGCCGTCGAGTCGGCCACGGCCGCAATCGAAGAGGTCACTGCTGCCCTCGCGGAAGTCGAGGCCGCTGCCGAGGCAGTGAAGGCAGCCCCCACGGCCGACAGCCGCAAGGCCCTGGACGCCGCCCTGGCCAAGCTGGGCGCCGCCAAGAACCAGATCGCAGCGCGTGCTGCGGATGCCCAGGTCAGGGGCATGATCGGCACGCTGCAGACCCAGGTGAAGGCCAATGACGCCAACGCGGTGATCAAGCAGATCGCCGAGCGCGACGAGCTGGTCAAGCGCGTGACCCCGTTCATCGGCGCCTTCGACAGCGCGCTGCTGGTCTCGGCCGACCACGTCGCCAAGTACGCCGTCAAGAAGCTCGGCCTGAAGGCGCAGGACGGCGCCGAGCTCGCGGTGCTGCAAGGCTACCTGCAGGCCGCCAAATCCGACGCCGAGAAGATCGTCGGCGATTCCAAAACCGTGCGCGCCGAAGACACGGCCGCCAAAGTCTGGGGCGAAAAGAAATGATCCCGAACACCGCACGAACCTACCTGCTGTCCGGCATCCCGGGCAATATCAGCCATGACGGCCCGACCCGCGCCGCCTCGGCGATCATCGACTCGGCCGACGAGACCGAAAACGTCTTCGGTCGCGCGTTCACCTACAAGGCCGGTACCGACACGGTCGAAGTGGGCGGCACGGGTGCCTTCGCGGGCATCCTGATCAATCCCAAGGCCTACGCGATCGACGTAGCCTATGCGCGCAACGGCACGGTCGGCGAGTTCGCGACCATGACCGAGGTGAACGTTCAACTGGGCAACGACGGCAACATCGGCGATCCGGTGTCCTTCGACCCGGCCACCGGCATCATCTCGGCCGGCGAGACCGGCACCGTCATCCCCGGCGCGCACATCGCCCGCCACGAACCCAGCGCCGAGACCCCGCGTCTGGCGGTGATCGCCCTTAATGGCCTGGTGGTCCTGCCCACCCCGGCCGGCGCCTGATCGGAAAGGAACCAGAAATCATGGCAAAAACTCAATCCAAGGTGCACATGCACATGAGCGGCCGCCTGGCCCTCTCGCGCGGCGCCGTCAAGCTGGGCAGCGATGCCAAGATCGGCTTCGAAGACCTGGAGAACCTGGGCGTCGGCTTGCGCGCGATGGACTCGGCCCTGACCGGCCCGGCCGTCACGAATGGCGCGATGCTGTCGCACATGCTCCAGACCTGGCTGCCCGGCACGCTGCGCGTCGTGACCCAGGTACGCAACATCGACGAGATCGCTGGCATTACCACGGTCGGTCGCTGGGAAGACGAGCTGATCAGCCTGCGCGTCGCTGAGCCGGCGGCCAAGGCCGAGCTGTACGGCGACACGACCAACATCCCGCTGGCCGACTACCGCCAGTCCATCGAATCGCGCGGCATCGTGCGCTTCGAACAGGGCTTCCAGGTGGGCAAGCTGGAAGATGCCCGCCAGGCTGCCATCGGCTACCAGGCGGCGGACGAAAAGCGCCGCGCCGCGACCGAGTCGCTGGACATCAGCCGCAATCAGGTGGGCTTCTATGGCTTCAACCAGCCGGACACGAACGTGTATGGCCTGCTGAACGATCCCAGCCTGCCGGCCTTCGTGTCCGCGACCACGCCCTGGCTGACCGCGAATTTCGACCAACTGGTCGCCGAGTTCACCGGCATGTACAACCAGCTCGAAATCCAGATGGGCGGCGAGCTCAAGGACACCGCCCGCCTGGTGCTGGTCCTGCCCACCGGCTATCGCTCGATCTTCAGCGTTTACAGCCCCGCCGCCTCGGGCATGACGTTCCGCCAATGGCTGAACGAAAACTTCCCGAACGTGCGCGTCGTGACGACCGCCGAGTTCAAGGACGCCAACGGCGGCCTGGACGTGGCCTACCTGTTCGTCGAGAACGCGGCGGACCAGGACGAGTCGGACATCACCGGCGCCAGCTTGATCCAGGCCGTGCCGGTGCGCTACCAGGTGCTGGGCAGCGAGAACCGCATCAAGGGCTACATCGAAGACGCCATCAACGCCACGGCGGGCATCTTCGTGCTGCGCCCCTGGGCGTTCGCCCGCCGGACCATCAGCGCGTCCTGATCGTCGCGCACTGAACAGAGGGCCGGGGAAACCCGGCCTTCGTCATTTCTGGAGTCGAAATGTCTCGCATCTATATCTACAGCACGCTCAGCAACGACCAGCGGTACCAGCTCAAGAACGGCAAGTCGGTTCTGGTCGCGGGCAAGACCAACGTGGCCAACAAGCAACTGGTGACGCCCAAGGGCATGGTCACCGCCGTCTCGGAAGACGAGTTCAACCTGTTGCAGGAGAACATCGTGTTCAAGGCGCATTCGAAGAACGGCTTCGTGTCGGCCAGCCACGACAAGCAGGACGCGGAAACGTTTGCCGCCCGCAATCTGGAGCCGGCGGACAAGTCGGCCCAGGACACCCCGGCCACGGCGCGCCGTCGCAATCCTGGCGCCGCCAAGGTCCAGGTCGCGGAAGGCTGACATGGACTTCCCGCTGGCGAAGTTCCGGATCCTGTTCCCCATGTTCGTCGCCGTCCCGGATGAGGTGGTGCATGCCGTGGCCGAATGGGCGCAGTGCTACACCAGCGGGCGCGGCTGTCAATGCAACGAGCAGCTGTGGATGCTGATCACGGCGCACCTGCTGCAACTGCGGCTGAATGCCGAGTCGGGCAATGGCGGCGCGCCCGGCGCGCTGGCCTCGGCCACCATCGACAAGGTGAGCGTGTCGTTCCAGGCGCCGCCGGCGACCGACTCCTGGTCGCACTGGCTGAACCTGACGCCCTACGGCCAGCAGTTCCTGGCGCTGTCCAAGAGCTGTGCGGCCGGCGGGGCGTATGTGGGCGGCCTGCCCGAGCGCGCGGCGTTCCGCAACGTGGGTGGCCTATCCATCCGTGGGGGAAGGTTCCGATGAAGGTGGTGCGCAAGGGTGGCACGGAGAAGCTGAGGGCGACGTTGAAGGACGTCAGCGGCAAGCAGATCCGGGTCGGGTTCTTCCCCGAGGCCAAGTACCCGGACGGCACGCCGGTCGCGTACGTGGCTGCCATCCAGGAATACGGGTATCCGCAGGGGAACATCCCGGCGCGGCCGTTCATGCGACCCACGGCGGAGCAGAAGAAGGCCGAGTGGGGCCGGCAGATCGCCGGCGCAGTGCGCGGCGCCATCGACGGCAGGGTCGACATTGGCCAGGCCTTCGAGGCGCTGGGTGCGCGGTCGGCTGGCGACATTGCTCGGACGATTTCGCGAGTCACCACGCCGCCCCTGAAGCAGACCACGCTGGAAGCTCGCCAGGCCCGCAAGAAAACCCCTGGCGTATCGAAGAAACCCCTGGTCGATACGGGCCAGATGATCCAGTCCGTCAGCCACGTCGTGGAGGATAAATCGTGATTCCAGGAATCAACGTGCTTGACATCGCGGCCGGCGTCATCGCCCAGCAGGCGCCAGTTTGGCTCAAGTTCAAGGGGCGCACGGAGAACGCGCGCGGGCAGTGGGTCAACGAGTACGAGTTGCCGCAGACGATCCAGGGTTCCTGGCAACCGGTCGGCGAGTCAACGATCCGCGACCTGGGCCTGGACACAGCCAAGCGCTACTTCAACCTGTACACGTCCCACCCGGTGGAAAACGTGCAGCGCGGTGCGGCGCCGGACCAACTGATCTATGGCGGACGCCGGCATGACGTTGTGGGCGGTGCCGACTGGTACACCCAGGACGGCTGGCGCGGCATCCTGTGCGTTGACGTGGGGCCAGCATGAAGCAGAAGCAACTCGAGGCCACTATCCGCGGCGCGCTGCTGGCGCTGCTGGCCGAGCAGGGGATTGACCTCCCTGTGCTGGCGGCCTTCCAGCCGACGAAGCAGGGCCGCGTTGACGACGGCATCTATTTCTTTCCAGTAGACCGGGGCAAGCGTGGCTGGCAGTCGCGTAAGTACCGAGATGACGGCGCCGCGCTGACGGCTACGGAATCCCAGATCAACGAGTCGATGTACCAATTTCAGGCGTTCGTCGAGGACGACCTGAACGAGCCAGAGCAGCTGCTGGCCTCCGACGTCCTGTCGGTGGTCCGCGGCGTGCTGCAGTCCATGAAGTTCACGCAGGCAATGACGGCGGCCGGCATCGGCGTGCAGCGCGCAACGGACATCGTGACGCCGGCGTTCGTGAACGACCGGGACAACTTCGACTTCAACCCGAACTTCACCGTCATCTTCACCCACAACCGCAACATCACCCAGGCCACGGCACACATCCAACAGGTTGTTCCGGGCATCCATCGCATTTGAGGAAAAAGACATGTCCATCAAGATGACTCGCTACGTCCGGATCATCAGTGCGGTGATCGGCGCCAATGCCGTCGCCCAGCAGCAACTGACCGGCCGGCGCTTCACCACTGACCCGCGCGTGCCTGTCGGCCACATCGTCTCTGTGCGCCCGGGCGGCGCCGATGACTATTTCGGCTCGGACTCGCCCGAAGCGGCGTTCGCGCGCCAGTACTTCTCGTACGTCAGCCCGGCACCCGCCTCGCAGGCACCCGAGCTCCAGTTCGCTGCCTATCCTGACGTCGCCCGCCCGGGCCGCGTGTACGGCTACCGGATCTCGGCCAGCCTGGCGGACTTCCAGGCCGTCACGGCCGGCGCGATGAACATCAAGGTCGGCGAGTTCTCCTACGCGCTCACCGGTGTGAATCTGTCGGCGGCGACCAGTCTGACCAACGTGGCCCAGCTTGTGACGACTGCGATCGCCACCGCGGCCACCGCCCAGACCGGCACCGCAGCGACCGTCACCTATGACGCCATCGCAGGTTCCTTTACGGTCGAGTCCGCCGCAACGGGCCCGGGCGCCATCGTGGTGTCGCCGGCCACCGGCAGCGATATCGGCGCGATGCTGGCGCTGCAGGGATCCCAGGCGATCAGTTCCCCGGGGTCGGTCGCCATGACGCCTCTGGAGGCATTCCGAGCGTCGGAGAACGTGACCGACTCGTTCGGCTCGGCGTCGTTCGGCGCTGCGGTTGACCTGGAAGACGCGATCCCCCTGGCGGAATACGTCTCCGGCGAGAACGTGAAGTACCAGATGTACTGGTCGGTGGACTCCGTGACGGCTGATACCTGGAACGCGGCCATGATCGGCACCGCCTCCAACGGCCTGATCCTGAACGGTACGGCCGGCGAGTACAAGGAAGCCTTGCCGATGGCAGTGATGGCAGCGACGGACTACGACCGTACCAACGCCACCATCAACTACATGTTCCGGCAGTCCGGCGTCACGCTCACGTCCGACGTGACCGACGACCAGATGGCCGACTTCTACGACGCGCGCCGGGTCAACTACTACGGGCAGACGGCCAGCGCCGGCCAGAAGATTTCGTTCTTCCAGCGCGGCTATCTGATGGGCGGCGCGACAGCACCCCTGGACATGTCGGTGCACGCCAACGAGCAATGGCTCAAGGCGTACATGACGGCCCAGCTGATGAGCCTGCTGCTCACCACGAACAAGATCCCGGCCAACAACGACGGCCGCGGCATGGTCATGGCGATCATCCAGGGAGGCGTCAACAAGGCGCTGAACAACGGCACGATCCTCATCGGCAAGACGTTGACCGAGCTGCAGAAGGTGGCAGTTACCCAGCTGACCAACGATCCCCTGGCCTGGCACGACGTGCAGGACAACGGCTACTGGTGCAACGTCAACATCGAGCAGGAGACGGGCGAGTCTGGCGTGACCGAGTTCACGGCTAAGTACACGCTGGTCTATTCGAAGGGCGACATGGTCCGCAAGGTCGACGGCTCGCACAACCTGGTCTGACCGGGCAAGACAACATTTTGGGCGGCCTGCGGGCCGTCATTCTTTTGAGGATCAGACATGTTCGATATTTCCGCTATCGGCGTTGCGATTCGCTGCGTGGCCAGCGAGTCATTCCCGTCCGGATTCACGATCACCGAGTTCGCGGACGACGCGGATCCGTTCGACCTGCCGGCGATCGACATTGCGACTGCCGCCATGACGGTCAACGGCGACATGGTGACGTTCAGCGCACCCACGCCCATCACCATCACCATCAACGTTATCCCGGGTAGCGAGGCCGACAACAACCTCGCCGTCATCTTCGAAGCGAACCGCGCCGCGAAGAACAAGCGGCACGCGCGCGACGTGATCACCCTTGTCGGCACCTACCCCGACGACTCGAGCCTGACCCTGAGCGAAGGAAAGATGACCAACGGCATGCCCGGCAATTCGCCGGCGTCGGCCGGCCGAATCAAGTCGAAGTCCTACACCTTCGCCTTCCAGAACCTCTCCCGCACCCGCGCGTAAGGGCCCGCCATGGCAGACCTGATCAAACCCCGCGTCGTCATGGTCAAGAACCGTGATGGCGTGGAAAAGGCATTCACCATTTCCCGCCTGCCGGCCACGGTGGCGCGGGAGGTGATCGCCAAGTACCCGTTGTCGAACATTCCCAAGCTGGGCGACTACCAAACCTCGGAAGAGGTCATGAAAAAG